ACCGCCTTCGCTACGCCCTGTTCGAGACCGAGGAACGATGCCGGGTCGATGCCGATGTCGCGCAGCGCATCTGGCTTCCCCAGCACGACTGACCGCTCGTCTTCTCCTGGTCGCATCGGCAGATGGACAAGCCCCACACGTTTGCCGGTCTGTCGCTCGACCTCAGCGATGACGGCCTCGGCGATGTCGTTGACCGTCGTATCCCTGCCCGTTCCCGCTTCGAGTGGGTCGCCCCGGAACGCACCGTTCTTGTCGGTCCACTCAAGGGCCTCCACCAAGACGCGCGCGGCATCCGCGACGTAGACCATATCCATGACCTGCGTGCCATCACCATAGACCTCGATGTCCTCACCGCTCAGGGCGCGGCAGATGAACGAGGGCATGATTTTACGTACCCGAGATGGCCCATAGGGCGCAGCCGCGACCTGTCGCGGGCCGAAGGCGTTGAGGGCACGGACGACCGTCATCCGTGCACCACGGAAGCGCACGTACATGTCCACGAAGCGCTCGATGGTGTTCTTCGTGATGGAGTACGTGTTGTTCATCCAGTAGTTGCCGACCGCGATATTGACCAGCGGCACGTCGTACTGGGAACACGCCTGGAGAACATTCAGCCCGCCGAGGATGTTCGTCTCTGCGGCAGGCAGGGGATTGGCGATGGTCTCCTGTGTGCCCAGCACACCAGCCAGATGGATGACTCCATCGACGTGGGCGATGGCTTCGTTGACGAGTGTGGCGTCCTTGATGTCCCCGAAGACGGTGATGGCCTGGTCGCCTTCTGGTGGCGACTTCCTATCGAGGACATGGACCCGGTACTCGCGTTCGAGGAGCTGCTCTACGACGTACCGCCCGATGAACCCATGCCCACCGGTCACGAGGACATACTTCAACTCTTCGCTCCGCTACTCGCAGGCTCTTTATTCGCGCTCTGCTGCTCCATCCACTCTCGCGCGGAGGGGACGTCATCGAGACGGACGGCGCCCGTGGGGGTGACCATGATGGGGATATCGAACTCCGGGCCCCATGGCTCTCGGCCATCGTCCCGACGAGCTTCGTTGACGGACTTGTAGGGCACACCAGCGACGGCAATCTCGTTGATGCGCGCCTTCTGGAGGTTCTCCTTGAGGTTCAGCGACACGAACCGGAAGGCGAGGTTGTTGTCCCTGCCACCGAAGCGTTCGTCCCACACGACCTCACGAGTGAGGTAGTCCTGGATGAGGGCCATGAGCGGGCGCAGCCCGCGGTCCTCGGTGGCCTGGGCCTGGACCTCGGCGGTCGAGCGGTTGATGTCGAAGGTGACGCCCAGGTCCTGCGGGCTGATGCCGAAGACGGCGGCAATCTTGCGCACCAGGTAGAGCTGCCACTCGTTGAACTGCATGTCACGGTTCGTGCCGCGGAACGGGATGAAGGACGGCGACTTCGTGCCACCGATGATGCCCATGGCTCCCTTGCCCGCGATTTCCGCAGCCCAGTAGGACTTGAAGCGTTCGACGTCATCAGGTCGTGCGCCCTCGCCGATGTTCAGCAGCCCTTCGGGCGCGGCCTCCATGACCTGACGGCGGTTGTACTCGGAGCTGTGCAGCTCGGAGTCCACGGTCATCTTCAGCGTTTCCAGTGGCGAGAGGCCGACCGCCGAGTACGTGCGCGGGTTGGCCATGATGTAGATGAAGTCGCGGTTGACCCACTTCGCGCGCTCGGCATAGTCGGGGTACCAGTAGTAACGCGACTCCTCCGGCTCGCCATCCCAGAGCGTCGAGACCTTGATTTCGGAGCCGTTGACGCCCCACAGCTCGACCGTCTCGCCGTTCAGCGCGCGGACCTTCTCGATACAGCCAGCGTCAAGCACAAGGATGTCCTCGACCACCGGCTCGATGAAGCCCCGGAAGGAGTCGATGCGGGCGTTCGGTGTATCGAAGAGGAGCTGGATGGTCCGCTGCATGGTCTCGTTGACCGGCTTCTCTGGGTCGAAGGGCGCGATGCCCCACTCCGCCGCACTGACCTGTGTCTTACGCAGGTTGATGGCGGCACGAATCCACTCCGAGTGCTCGGCCCAGTTCCGATAGACATTGGCGTTGACCTTGCCGACACGGCCACGCTCACGGATGGCCACGGCAGAGGAGGATGTCGGCAGGTTCTGCGGGCTCGTCTTCGGACGAAGCGAGCGCGCCAAGAGCTGCACGATACTGCCCATCAGCGACCACCGAGCGACTGGCGGATGATGGCGCTTTGGACGTTGTTGAGGTGGTCGGATGCGAGCTTCCACTCGACCTTCTTCACGGCCTCGGCATAGGTCAACTGCCAGGTCTCCAAGGTACCCATGAAGTTGGCGAGGTAGTCGGGTACCTCACGGTAGCCGTCCTTGAACTCTAGGCGCATCGCTATCTCCTCACCGACCCGAAGACGAGTCGCTGGCCCTGCAGGTCCATGGCATAGCCCAGAGCATCGACGAGGTCGTCGTGCCCGCGCGGGAAGCTCAGCAGCTCCAACTCGAACTCCGAGTCCTTGAGCGCCTTGTGGTGCCAGACCTTGTGGCCTTCGTAGCGTGCCGAGACCGCTCGCGCACGTGTGGTCTTATCGGTATCTGCTTTACGACCCACGACCGGGATGGTCGAGGAGTCCAGCAGCTGCTTGACCAGCGTGGACTGGAACTGCTGTGACTCGATGATGATGCGTTCCATCGTCGGGTAGGCGAGCCAGCCATCGGTCACGAAGTCCACGTGTCCCGACTCCCGCTTGTCGCGGAAGTACGACATCACGTAGTGGTTGAAGTCCTCATCCTCGGCGATGGTCACCCGCGCCGTGTAGTCCGCGCGCTCCTTCTCAGACGAAGCGAGGTCTACGCCCATACGCACCCGGTAGCTCTTGCCCTCCGGGAGGGCGTCGTAGTACTGGAAGTAGCGGCCCTGGAAGATGTTGCCCGCCATGAGCCCGCGGACATCGTTGAGGTAGGAGCAGGCGAACAGCGAACTGCCCATGTCGGCACGCTCTTGTGCCAGGGCTTCGAGTGGCCAGTGCTCAGGCCAGAGCGCCTTCTCCACGCCGTCTTCTTTGTAGATGGCCGAGCGCACCAGTGATGGCCAGCCCTTGCCCTCCATGAGTGTCTGGTAGAGGTCCTCATCCGCCCACCTTGTGCCCAGCACGATGATGGAACCACCCGGTGCCAGGGTCGGCTTCAGGGTCTGCCAGAACCACTCCGCGACCTTCTCGCGCGCCTCGATGGACATCGTGTTCTCGTTGTCGAGGATGTCGTCGCAGAGGATGAGGTCGAAGCGCTTGCTGACGATGGCGCCCAGCACACCCTGGGCATAGAGGGTGACGTTGTTCGTCTTGTGCAGCGGCGACTCGTGCTGAATCCACTCGAAGTCCGTCCACTTCGTGCGCCCGACGCGGTCACCGAAGATGCTGACGTAGCGCTGGCTCTCCAACTGGAACTTGATAGCCCGGCTGAAGGACGCCGCCTGACGAGCGGTGTTGCTGATGAGGCCGATGCGGATGTCCCGCTTCGTGTTCCGCCCGATGAGCCAGGCCAGCAGGATGGTGTTGGCCCAGGTGGTCTTGGCATGTCCTCGTGGCTCCAGCACGACCCCGTTCTCATGGGCAGCGAGCCGAGCGAGGATGAAGTTCACCATCTCCGCATGGTGCGTGGCGGGCTCTAGGTTATAGAGATACTCCCCATACGCGAAGACATCGTCCTCAGCGAGCTTCCTCAGCGCCAGTTCGTAGAGACTCTGCCACCCCTCCTGAGACAACTCTAGCTCGGGCGAGCTTGAGGACTTCGCGGAGGTCTTCGTTGAGGATGGGGTCAAGGCTGTCAATGACCTTCGTCTCCGTTCTCACTGTCGCCTCGCCCAGCAGGAGCATGGCCGTCTGGATGGCGCTGACCGCTTCACGGGTGCCGACGGTGACCTTGCCCGCGTTGAGGTTCTCCATGTACTTGTAGACCGTGGCACGCATGGCCGCGACGTTCTCGTTGCGGATGGCGACGGCAACTTCCGCATCGGCATCGGCAGCACGAGCCAGTGCCTTCGTGCTGACGGAAGCGCGGTACGCCTCGCGCTTCGTCTTCCACTCGTTCTTCCGTGCCCATGAAGCGACCGCCGAGAACGACTTGCCCACCGCGGCAGAGAGACCACGGATGGTCTCGCCGCCGGTGATGTAGCGTTGCTCCAGCGGGGCGTATTCGCTCTCGGCTCTCATGTCTTCTTCTCTGGCACCACCGTGCCCCGGACGAAGACCGGAGCCTTTCGCTTCGGCGTCTGCTCCGGGAGCGGAGCCTTCTTCTGCTTGTCCATCACAGCTCCGCGTTCGGATATGCCTTGCGCACGATGTCGTTGACCAGGGCTTCGAGCAGACGGTGCGTCATCTGGAAGCCACCGGCTGCACCGCCGTAGATGTACGCGGCCCCTCCGACCGGCCCGGTACCTCCGGCGGATGGCCACGACCCCGTACCGTCACCCCATGACCAGCTGGATGGGACG